GTCGCGGCCGACAAATCAAATGAATACAAGGAAATTGGTTTTGAAAATTTCTTTTCATTAGCATCTTTCCAAGCAAACAAATGACGTATCGGACGTTCCTGATCGAATGTCCCATCCTGTGGTATTCGCTCCAACAACGCAAAGATCGCTCTGTGGAGACGATCAAAGAGCCATTGTGTCCAAGGGTCGACCATAGCGAACACCCGAACCTTACCAGCTGGTTCCGGTTTGAACCCAAGTTTCCCGAGCCAATTTGTTGATTCGAAGGGGCACAGCGGCCCCCCCGAAGATAGGGGAAGGGAATCTTCCCATACCCACAACTCTTTGGCCCAGGATTCTATCCGGTTCAGCACCCACTGATTACCAGTCATTCGACACCAATTTTGCAAAATGGGATAAAGAGGACTATGTAACCATGTGTATGCTGACGCCAGAATAGATGCAGGGGAAGTACTTTGAGCACCGCTCGAAATACTTCCCGGTTGCACCGCGGGTCCAGACTTAGAAATCAGGAATGGTTTGGCCCGGAGTCCTTTCAAGAACTCCAATGGACCCTCGCCCTCTTCAGACCACAGTGCATCCGTTACTGATCCATCTTTATGGAAAAGTTTCTTCAGCACTATGGTGAAGTGGTTGAATACGAATTGACTAAATTCGTATGTCATAAGAGGATCTCCACCGTACTCTTTCGTAATTGTACTTATTTTCACCTTCCCTGGGAAATCCAATACTCGGTATAACCCGAATAAGGTCGCCCAGAAACGGATCGTCCAAGTACATTCCGATCGGATACGTGCCCGATGAAGGGCTGGAATGATTGTAGGGATCCCACTATGCGTTCGACCGACTCGGGCCCCGAAGGGCGTCAAGTCGTGTAGTCGTTGTTGACCTACCACCTGCTGGAGCATAGAAGAGCAAGCCTTGAGATAAATCACAAGGTACTTGATTCCTCCATGTTTATACAGACGATGGTAAGTCGCCAACGTAGTGATTACCACTTTGACGACTGAAAGGTTGACTCTCCGTCCCAGAAGTGATACACATCCTAAGATGTGTACCACAGCTGGACGCCCAAGTTTTACCTTGAGCATGGCATTAAGAGACGAATAGGAGCTTAGCAGTCGAGAATACGCACGACCAAGCGTTCGCTTGATGTTTGTGTT